CCAGCAAAATATATCGCAGGTTCTATATCATTAACAGTAACTGTGTCTCCAACTTTAAGTCCACGAAATTCTTTTTTAGAGATTAACTTATCATCTTTGTATTCCACCGTTTTCACGATTTGTTTTACTAACTCGGCATTTTCAAGATCCCATTTATCGGACCATAAGTCGTCGGCCATAACATCTAACATAGACACACCATCCTTATCGACTACACCTATTAAAGTGCCTTCATCATCATATTGTTCTACGTACCAACAGTCGTGTGAACCATCCGAACATTTGGTATAAAACGAATCACCACTGGGTTTATCCAAGTCGTATTCAAAAGCAAATTTACCCCTAACATCGGTAACTTCACAATAATCAGGAGCTTCGTCTGTATCGCATTTGTAGATTTCAGGAATTTTAATGTAAGTTTCAAGTTTAGATCTCCTGGTGTAATACTCTGTACCGTAACCTGTAATTAAAAGTTCACCAGATCCCCGCGTCTTCGTCGAAGGTTTCACTCGGGGAGGAAGTGGCAACTTTTCAGACTTTTCAGTAATGACCGGTTTATCTTCAATGGGTTTGAGGTTAATCAATATAATTAAACCTATAGAAATTACCATCAACATAAAAATTAGTACGTAAATCATATGATATACACATATATTAATACTTAAACCCTAACAACCTCTTCTGTTTGTTTGTAGATCTAGTAGGTATATCCTCGTTACCGTGTACCCATTGACACCCATCGTGAGCCGTCCACTTTATCCCGTGTTTTGACAAAGTTTTGCGACACAATACACAGGGTAATGATATCGCATCTCCAAGTGTATTCCTTCTCTCTACTATCAACTGACCATACTTTCGGTGTAGCCAGTCTGTAAATTGATGGGGTTTTTTACCACTCTTGATACACTTGATATACAGGCTGCGTATAAGTCTTCTCTCAGCACATAACACGTTGTCACTTATGACACATGGCCCACGTGACATATAGCTTGTCACCGTGCAGTACTTCATAAATAATCTAAATGTATTATAAATATGATGTTTACTCAGGTACAAATTATACTTCTCTCCGTTTTCCTGTTCGTCCTCGTGATGACAAAGAACTTAGGTAATCGTCCCGCTATTGCTATTTTCGCGGCGACAACCCTCCTTCACATGTATGACCATCTCTTCTTATTGAAGCGTGGTAAGGAGAAGAAGTTGGTTGAAAATTACGCTTGCCCTTCCTGTAGTGGTGCTTAATTTCTAGGTATATAGAAATGCCCCACTGTTACGAAAAATACCAGCCCGAGACCGAGGCTGAGGCCGAACCCGTCCAGAAGAAGTTACTCATTGTCCCCAAGATGCCTTTCGGTCTTACCGTTTTCCAGGTTGTCCAGGTACTCATGCTTGCGTACATCATACTCAAGCAGAATAAACTTGTCTAATTATAATAATGAAGGTCAGACTCATCAAGAGTCCCAACCCCCAAAAGAAATTCAGAGCGATCTTCGAAAATGGTCGTAAAGTAGACTTTGGTGGTCGAGGCTACACTGACTATACAATCCACAAAGATCCAATGCGGATGCGTTTATATGTTCAACGTCATGGTGGAAATGTTCCAAGCGGCGATCAAGACGTACATAGACGTATGTTGAGCGTCGTTAAGAGTGATAAAGAACGTTGGTCGAAAAATGGTATGTACACTGCCGGTTTTTGGTCTAGGTGGTTACTTTGGAGTCAACCATCCATGACGAAAGCTAAGCGACTGTTGTCCTCGCGTTTCGGTTTGCGATTTGTCTAAGACCTCGACGATTCAATGCACCTTGAAGATTCCTGATTAGGTTCTGTGGCATACCACCACGTGAAGGCATTGCGCGCCTCATAGGAGGTCGAGGTGGTGGTGGAGGAGGAGCCCTAGAACTTGTGGTACCCATGTTTAACAGAGATTTGCACATACCAACTGTCTGTTTTGCATTTTTAACACGATTTTCCATATTTCTGCGAACCTTTTTTCGTAACTCCTTCATGGTTAATTTTGTGCGTTTACCATTTACATCTTTTGTGACACGTTGACCGGTTCCCTTAACTTTTTCCTTCAACTGCTTGTAGTCCATTAATATTGATAAAGAAAATGTTTGAAATATAACTATGTCCTATAAAGAAGATTTAACAGAAACAAATCGACTCATACGAGAAGTACTTCTTCCTGAGATGGTAAATTTACGAGGGGAACTAAATGAATTGCGGCGGTATACCTGGCCATATATACAATCTCTAAAAGAGAACAATCAACTTGACGACATTCAAGCGAAGCGGAATTTTTCGCAACACTTGGATGATGATACGGTACTTCAATTACTGAAGATTAAGGCTATTCACCTTCAACGAAGAGGAGATAATGGATCTTTGACAATGAGAGAATTTGATTTAATTAGAAAAAATTGTCCGTCCGGTACGCCTTCACAGTGAAAACATCATCCCGACCATAGACAGTTACTTGCTCACCACCATACAATTCGGGGCAACCGATGTCCTCTGTACACTCACGACCATCTATGGAAACGGGAATAGGGTACACCTGATCACCCAGGGTTGTTGTGTGGTAGTGATAGCGGTCACGTCTGTTACGAACCTCGCGACCATATAGAGGTAAAGTTTCACCCGCCTCGTTAGAAAGTAGTCCGATTTGCTGGAAATGTCCAGGCTTGTATTTCTTTATGGGTGGACCTCTGTATTCTGGAGGCATTCGCTGACTCTCAACCCTCACGGGAACTGGTACCTCCACCGGAACGGGGACCTCTACTTCTACTTCGACTGGGTTCCTCACTAAAGCGTAAATCATGATCACGGGGATAGACAGAAGAACTACAGAATTTACAAGCTTATAGTTAATCTTCATCTTTATAATAAGCCATGAAAATATTGGGGATCGATATTGGGTATACAAATATGGGCCTGGTCATGGCATTATGTCATGGACATAAAATAGAAATTGAATATTTGAAAAAAGTTGATTTAGGAGAGTATAAATATTTGGGTAAGAGTAATGATGCCGCTGTTCTGATATCTTTATTTGTAGAGGAGTATGATCATATATTTAAAGAAGCTGATGTGATTCTTGTGGAACGACAGCCACCATCTGGGATGAATAATATAGAAGCATTGTTACATTACATCTTCATGGATAAAGTGGTTTTGATATCCCCACTTAGTGTGCATAGACACTTTGGTATGGGTGGTTTAAATTACGAAGAACGAAAGGAAAGAAGTGTGAAAATAGCCAGAAAGTACATAGAGGAAATACCATATGATCGTGAACACGATATAGCAGATGCTCTATGTATGATTATACACTACAATTGGAAAGTGGCTGTTCACTTTTTTGACTCATTTAGATTTAAGCCCCATGATCGTATTAATGCGGCCAAGTCTTACTTGAACCAACATCCAGAGGGCAAAAGCGGATAGTTTAATGAGTTTACCAGATGTGTCATCAGAAACATTATACACAGGGTCAAGAACTCGTGACATAAAAGTTTTCGATTTATCCTGACCAGTTAAATATACCTCAAGTTGCGTAAGACAACATGTGTCATCGTTTGTTATCCAGTGGAAAAAGACAAATGGTATAAATAAAGAATACATCTCAAGCCATCGAACGTCTTTGACGAACATGGGTACGACCACAGCCGCCACCAACATTAATAAATGAAGCACAAAGATTATGTTCATATATAATAGACGATGAAAAAATCGTGGAACGATCAACATGAAAATATATTACGCCAGTGGGGTGAGGCTGCAGCATGTTATAGGTTCATGAACCATCGAGCCTATCTACTCTATAAAACTTTATCAATGCGTTTTACCTTACCCGTAATTGTATTATCCACAGTCACCGGTACCGCGAATTTTGCACAAACTTCTTTCCCAGAAGGAATGCGACCTATTATTCCTTCGGTGATTGGTGGTCTGAATTTGGTCGCTGGTCTCATAGCCACCATAATGCAGTTTTTGAAAATAAACGAATTAATGGAAAATCATAGAACGGCTGCTTTGTCATATGGGTTATTATCGCGTAATATTCGACTGATGTTAGCTCTTCCCCGTGAAGAACGTAGAAAGGATGGTCTGAAATTTGTGGAAGAATGTAAAGCCGAGTATGATCGTCTCATCGAACAGTCTCCAGCTGTTCCTATAAATATTATAAAAGACTTTGAAAAAACATACCCTGATGAAGAAACGGATTTCATCAAACCAGAAATACTAGACGTTCGACCCATTCATGTCATAACGGCTATCACCGAAGATACACCCTTCTCTAAGGTTGGGAAAGTTTTTCAAAATGATGAAGAGAAGTCTGAAGAATCGATAGACGTCGAACAAGGTGAACGACGAGAATAAATAGGATGAGGTTGAATATAGTTATGGATACAGCATAAGGGAACATTTTCTGTTTTAAAGGTTTGACTACCCTTTCATGTAGTGCGTCATTTTCCAGCACCAAATCTATGGCCTGATTAGTAAGATCATCCATGGACCGCTTCATTAAAATTATTCCACAAAAAAACAATGACAAAGGGAACACAATTCATGTTGAAGAATTCAAACGAATTAAACGTTTAATTGACGAAAACAAAAACGTCTTTATATGTGGTCCAACAGGTGTGGGTAAAACACATTTACTTCAACAAGTTATCGATTTGAATTTATGTATACAAATTCATAAGAAGACACCTGTCGAGTACTTGAAAGATACCTGTGTACCAATCATTGTGGAAGATTATGACGCCGAACCACTATTGTACAAACACTTAGTAGATCATGTTGTTGAAAATGGTTCAGTGAATAATAAATCACTGATTGCAACTGCTATAAATGGGTATCTACTTCCAAACTTTCAAACAGTTTTCATTAGACCCCTAACAGTTGATCAACTGTTAACTATAAAAAATGTAAAAGGAGCCGAAGAAGCAGCAATAAAATCAAAGGGGTCCGTCCGAAATTACCTAAACTATATAGAAAACTATGACGACATAGATGATTTTAAAACTTCAAAAGAATATGTGAGAGATATTCTCTGTACTAGCGATCCATTTCCATGGTACGATAGTATACCCGAGCACGGTCATATATGTGATACACTTCAAGAAAACTATGTTGAATCTGAAGGTGCCGATATTATACGTATATCAAACTCCCTCTCCGAAGCCGATGTACTCGATGCATATATCTATAATGGTCAATGGAATCTACTTCCTTATTATACTCACTCCGGTATACGAATTCCAAAAGCATATCTTGATACACCGCTCAAACCAGACACTATTAGATCTCTCCAGATCGGAAGAG